GTTATGATTCTTGAAATATTAGATAGTTTTCTTACTAAAGCTGAAAAAATTGTTTTAGGAGGTGTTCCGGGAAACCATGGCGAGAACAGGGCAGGTAAGGGCGAAGTGGTTACTAACAGGCTTGATAATGCAGATACAGCTTGTATACAGATTGTAGGAGAAATTATTGCAAACAGACCACGATATAAACATGTACAAGTTGTTGTACCAGATGATTTCCATCTTGCATTGGAAGTTTTTGGTAAACGTATTGCCTTTACACATGGGCACATGGCTTCTGGTGGTGGGGATATCTGGTCGAAGATTGAGAAATGGTGGAAGGGTCAGATGTATGGTTGGCTACCAGCAGGTATGAGTGAGATTCTAGTTACCGGACATTATCATCATCTTAGAGTTGTAGAACAACTTGGGCGTACTTGGTTTCAAGCTCCATCTCTAGACCAATCTGATGAATTTAAGGCAAGAACAGGGAATATGACTAGAAATGGTGTACTTAGTTTTACTGTTAACAGAGATGGTTGGGATAATTTAAAAATATTGTAGATTTTTGCAGAAATCTAGTACCATTAATTATGCATAAGGAGAAAATATGTCAGCAAAAATTGTAGGCATTGATAACTCGGTGTGGGGTAAGCCTATGCTGATTAAACAAAATAAAAATGGTAACTTAGAGTTTGAAGAGTTGCCATTGGGAATAACTAGGTTAGAGGTAGATAATAGTAAATCTGTTGATACCAATAATAAGTTGTCTGATACCGAACACATTAACGCCTGATTCGTTAATTGAATATAGGGCGTGTATAGAACACCAAAAAATTATTGAACACGTAATATATTGGCGACCTATTGTTGAGGAATATTTTGATACTGATGATGTTGCTAAAGCATTAACAGTTATATATTGTGAGAGTTCTGGGTACAGTTCTGCACGAAATGAAAACACAAACTTTACACGTGATATTGGTTTGTGGCAGTTCAACGATAACACTTGGGCGTGGCTTGAAAAGAAACTTAAATTTAATGGAAGTAGATTTAATCCTAGATTATCAACACAAATCGCATCTTGGTTGATTTATAATGATGGTTGGCACCATTGGAACTCATCGAAACATTGTTGGGGGAAATATGAGTATTGAGCAGTTTTTATTAATAATTATTTTAATAATGCAGATTATTCAATATCGATTAAAATAGTTACATGCTAGAACACGCAGAAGTAAAATTAGAAGAGCTTAAAGAATATCCAAACAATCCAAGAGTTGGAGATGTTACTGCTATTTATGAATCTTTGTTACAAAACAAACAATACAAACCTATTGTTGTTAATCGCAAAGACAATGTAATTCTTGCAGGTAATCATACTTACAAAGCTGTTAAGAGATTAGGTTGGGCTACGATACTTGTTTGGTATGTTGATGTTACTGATGAACAGGCAAAACAGATTGTATTGGTCGATAATAAGCTAAATGATGATGCAACCTACGATTATGAAAAATTAGAAAAGGCAATCCAAGAATTACAAGATGTAGGCTCTCTAATAGGCTCTGGGTACACAACAGAAGCACTTGATGAACTTCTGGTATCAACTCCCATAGACAACGCAGATGAGCCTAAAAACGCTTCTAAACCCACTGTTGATGCAGATATTGGTGCAGTTCACGATGTTGTATTGCAACTTACTGATGAAAAGTTTGGATTGTACAAACACGCAATAAATATTATTTCTGATTACTTTAAAGTGAATCCTACGCAGGCTGGGTTAAAGGCAGTACGTATGTACGCAGAAAAATTAGATAAATGAAATATGAAATAAAATATGTAGATACAGATTCACTTGTTGAATTTCCTAATAATCCTAGAACTAGCAATATGGAGGGTATTCTTGAATCTGTAAAATTACATGGACAGTATAGACCGCTTACAGTTAACAAAAACAACAATCAAATTTTGACAGGTAATCATACATGGTTGGCTATGAAACAACTTGGTATATCCAAGTGTGCTGTGATGTTTGTTGATGTTGATGAAATAACTGCAAAAAAAATAGTTTTAGTTGATAATAAAACAAATGAACTTGCTTCTTATGATAAAGAACTTATGGTTGATATGCTTACTGAAATGATGGAGCTTGGTAAGTTGCTCGGTACTGGATATTCGGCAGATGAAGCAGATGATATACTTGCTGGTCTTGATGAAATAAGTATTACAGAGTTCGAGGAGTTTCAAGGTGGTTATGCTTTATCAGAAGATGAGATTGCTGATATTCAGAAACAAACTCTACAACCTAATGAACGTAAAGCAAAAGAAAAAATGAATGAAGTTATTCTTGCATTTGTTGAAAAAGATTATCAAGAATATCAAAAATATTTACAAATTATTTACAAAACAAAAGGCTTATCAGGAACTGATGCCTTATATACATCTGTACTTATGGTTGCAGATTTTATTAGACAGGGAAAAGTAGACAGACCGAGTGTGTTTAATAAACTCTTTGGTAAATGAAATTAGTAATCCCATCATATAATCGAGCTGAAAATATTTCTACACCATTTCTTAATGTGTTTGGAGCTTACAATAAAACAATATTGTTACATGGTAAAGAACAAGTTAAAGAATATAAAAAATACAACGAGTATAACAAAATTGAATTACTTGATACAGGTGTTAAAACGCAAAAAGATGGTACAGGTTTACCAATGCAAAGAAAACATTACATAGATAATTATATGGAAGATGGCGAGTGGGTTTTGTTTGCTGATGACAACATATCTTTTGTTGAGGGTGTACTACCACATAAGATTTGGAAAAATAAAACTATTGAAGAAACTGATAAAGATTATTTTGGTAAATATAGCAGTCGTTTATTTTATGAACGTATTGAAGAAATAAAAGATTATGCAGATAGTATTGGTGCATATCACATTGGGTTTCAAACTTCTAAAAATTATTTTTATGCACACAAAAAATATAGGACTAGAGGTTATGTAATTGGCAAGATGACATTGTGGAAAAAAGATAAAAATTTTAACTTTGAGTTACCCTTTTGCCACATGGAAGATTTTCATTTTTCTTTGATGCACTTATCGCAATATGGAAAAGTTTTGATATGTGATTATCTTTGGGCTAATGCTACACATTACCAACAAGGTGGTTTGGGTGTGTCTGCACATAGGCGTTCTGCAAGGGTTGATAGTGTTGCATATTTGGTATCAAAATATCCACAGATTGTTAAAGTAAAAAAACGCAAAGACAATTATCCAGATTTACGTATTACAAATATGTCAGATTTTAATTTTAAAATGTGGCATAAGCAGTACAATGCCTTTAAAAAAGAGTATGTATTTAACAATGATTCTAATGTGTGGGTGAAAAGTGATTGAAAAATTAATGGAGCTTATAAAACAGATTGATATAAAAAGGTACAATCAATCAGAATATATTTTAATAGTTGATGAATTGTTTAAAGAAATGAAACAAGTTGCACTTGATGATATGATTAATGAGTTTTTAGATAGGAATGGTTGGACTGATATTGGTGGTAGTGGTTAAAGAAATATTACAATGTAGGCTGTGTGATGAAACAGTATTAGATGGAGATAGTGGTCTTTGCTATAATTGTAATCGTGGAGATATATGAGTTTAGTAGTTAGTGATTTAATAACATTTTGCAACATAGGAGATACTTATAAATGCTGTTGTGTTGCATTACAGGATAGAACAAAATGTTGTTATGAGGGTACTTGTGATTGATATTAGATTAAGAAGTAAAATAAGTGATGAAGAGTTGCAACAAAAAGTAGGTAAGATACTTACCCACGAAGATTACAACTTGCTTATTCATAAAGATACAACAGTACGTGGTATTGATGGAAAAGTTATGGCTATATTTCAAAAAAATGTTATACCAGAAAATATTGTTGAAGAAACTTATGAAACTCTGCATGGCTTGAAAAAATATCAAACAAATAATCGTGGTATGGCTAGTGGTACACCAAGAATTAGTAAAGGAGATGGTAAACGTAGTGCTACTGCGAAGTCGATTGCATCAGCAATCATTGGTAGCTTTGATGCAGTTGGTGCGAAGCAATATTGCAGATTGACTGCTTACTCTGGTAAAGAAACAGAAAAATATAAAAAATTATTTCCATTATTTAAATTTATTGGAGATGAAATGAAAGACAAAGCACCAGATAGATACAATGCACAAATGGAATATGTTGATAGAACACACGAAGATTGGGTTATTCCGGGAACTCCATTTACAACTGTTACTGTTAACAACTCATATCCTACTGGTGTACATACAGATAAAGGCGATTTAGATGAGGGTATATCTACTCTTGCTTGTATTAAACGTGGAGATATGGAGGGTGGATATCTAGTTCTACCAGAGTTTAGGATTGCATTTAAAATGGAACATAGGGATTTGCTTATCTTTGATGCTCATCAGTGGCATGGGAATACAGAACTTATAAGTAATAGTGATGATGCTGAACGAATATCTGTTGTATGTTATTACAGAACTAGAATGGAAGATTGCGATAGTATGGAATCTGAATATCTAAAAAGATTAAAGGTGCAAGAAAAAAAATTAATTGATGGTTAATTGGGAAGCTAACGAAACTTACGCAGAGTATAAAGAAAAAAAATATGCGGGTATGTCAGGTATAGGGCAACCTAACTCTAAAAAAAATATGTCAGGTTTATGTCCTAACTCGAATGAAAAAAAAATTAAATGTAAATGTAGAACTTGTATTAATCGTAGAAACAGAAGTAAAGGTAAAAGAAAACAAAATATTGCTAGAAAAAAATTAGGAATACCAAACAATAGGTTTCATGGTGCTGATGCTCACGAGGAAAACTGGAGCACAGGTCTTAGAGTTGAGGTTAAAGCTGGTAAGCAAGTTGATGGATTGGCTAAAGTATTTTATAAGTCTAAAGAACAATCTGATATTTCACATAGGGCTTTTGGAGGTATGGGTAAACCATTTATTCAAGTAAGTATGCCAGATGGTACGACCAAAGGTATTGTAAGTTTTGAACTTGATGATATTGAAAACGTTTGTTGTGAGGTTTTGAAAAACTTTGGTTATGAGTTTGGCGATTAGTGGTGTTCACTAAGGTACGCTGTTCAAAGACTAAGCGTATGAAAGGGCACCCATTCGTAGCTCTCCTACGACTTTATTCCACTTCGCCAGATGTCAGCTAGTTGGTTTGTAGGCATTTTTTTCAGGATATTCAGTCTTACACCTACCGCAATATGAGAAACCATCATCAAACTTAATTATTTGTAAGTGTTTAGTTTCATCACACATAGGTAGTTCTTTGACTAATTTATCCTGTTCTAATTCTCCTAACATAGACCAATGCTTAACTATTGCATAAGGTGTAACAGTCATTGTAGACCATTCTTTTCGATACACAAGAACTCTGTTAATAATGTCATCATAAGTTGCTTCTGCATCATACAGTTGTTTTGCACACGCATTAAAGCCACCTATTTCACTTTTAGTTTGCGGAGTGTATATTGCTTCACATAGTGCAGAATATTGTTCTGCAAACTTACTTTGTTTATATGACTTTGATTTGTAGTTCTTATGCGAACTGCCCACTAGGTCATCTATGACTTGGGGTGGTTCATATATGAACGATGGTGTATGCATAACTGTATATAAGTTACTTGTCTGTTCACCAGTTGCTTTGTTATAACGTGCTTCTACTAGAATTGCTTTGATATCTTTTAATTCGTTCAAAGCACGTTTTACAGTTGATTCGCTAGTGTGCATTCTTTTGGCAATCGTTTTGATTGCTGGGAAACACGTTGAATCATCTTTATTGCTATATCGGTTTAAAACAGAATATAATCTAACTGCTTGTGCAGATATCGGTGCATCTATTACCCACTCGGGAACAATTGCAAAATAGATATCACTGTTTATTCGATTAGCTTCCATTTAGAACTGTGCTTCAGCAGAGCTCTTTGGTGTTCTTGCTACTGGCTCGTTGTCATCAATCTTGCCTTTAAGTTGCTCGATTAATCCACTAGCTACACCTTTTGTAACTTGCCCTGATACAAGTTGCTGAAACGCATCTTGTTCAGATAATGGTAACTCTTTTATTAAATTATTTATATATTTTAATTGAGCTTCAGATGCATCTTCATTTGGGTTTGCAATCTTTGGCTTCTTGTCAGAGTTGCCTTTATAGTTTTCTTTTGGTTGGAACACAGGTTTAGCTGGTACTACTGCTGTTGTACCACCGCCATATTCGGCAATGATAAAGTCAGTCCATACCTTAGTTAGCTTATTTATTTCTTCAGTGCTAATTCTATTAGCTATTGCTAAATCGATTGCACCTTTGAAACAACATTGTGCCACAATCATATTATCTCTACTCATTTTTCTCCAATCATATTAGTTTTAAGGTTGTATCTTGATTCAGTTCATCATCTGGTTTTGAAACTAGATAATACAAAGAATGTCCAGCTTCTTTACCTTTTAGTGTTGCAATATTCCAACCATCTTTTCTTAGGTTGTGTATTACTCCACCGAATCTTGTACAACGTAAATCGAATACAAACTCGCCATTTGATATTGGCTCACTGTTTCGATATTTCACGAGAACATAAGCTATTAGTTGGCTTTTGTTCCGCACATAAGCAGGAATATGTGCATTTCTAAAGTATCTTACAATATCAGTTTTCATTGCATCAACTCTGGTAATGTATTTATTCTTGCTTTTATATAGTCGTTGTTGTGTACCCAGAAGATTATTTCTGCTTCAAACCATATTGGATTTCCGCTGATTTTGTAATCTGGTCTAGGCAACCGACTTTGATGTTTCCAAGTTGCAACAGTTGCTCGGTCTACACCAAGCAACTCTGCAATCTCTTTTACACCAACTAGCTTTGGCTTAGGTAAGTTGTAAACAGTTGTTGTTGCCATTACTTATCCCTTACCACTCGAAGAGCAGGTGTTCTATTTCTGTTAGCTTTAACAGTAAATGTAGTACCTTTTTTCTTGCTCTTGAGTTTTCGCCTTTGTTTTCTATTCATATCTCTCCTATCCATAAGCCAATCGTTTTACTTTATTGGTTATAGGTTGATTGTTAAGTATGAAATTTTTGGCTTGTCTTGTCATACGTTTTGTTTCACCGCCACGTATTTTTTGTTGCCATATCTCATAACTATTAAATGCGTTCACAACTCCCCAAGCTGTACCAACGTGTTTTTCTGATACATAGTTTGTTTGAACGCTAGCAATTTTATGCTTGTAGTTAGAAGCTACTCTTGGCTTTTCCATTTCCTCATCACTTGGTTTTGGAAAAACAGAATCCATAATCTCTACGAATCTGTCATCAGTAATCTCTTTATCTATCATACGTTCTACTGATTCGGTAAAACCTTTGTAGTATTCAACAGCTAGACCTAAAGTATTTCTAGCAGTATCTACTTTTTGAGTTATACCGGAAGTATGGCGTATTGATATTTGTTGAGTAACTCTTTTGCCTAAAGCAATTCTTAAAGTGTTTTGACACACTACTCTTACTGGTGTCATAGTAACTTTTAATGCTGATGAGCCATCGTGGGAGTTTGATAATAGCATATAAGGTGCGATATCATCTCCATTTACGTTGGTAATCCCTTCAACATTTTTTAGATTCATAAGAATCCAGATTACTTTACCACCATCTAACGCACCAGCAGTTTCGTACTTTGCTTCGCCTGAATCGACAATATTGTCCATAAAGGTAAACGCTTCACGATTTTGTACTGGTGTGTACTTGTTACCAACAACGCCTAGGCAAGAGTTATCACTCTGCCTTACAACTGCATATTTGTTTTCGACTTTAGTGTGGTTAGTGATATTGCCGAAGTTGTTGTGGAAGTACATATCTTTTAGATATACTTCCCAATCAAGTCCAGCCTTTTCTAACGCATCACTTGCAGTCAATACGCTCTCGGTAACTGTACCAAGTTTGTGCCAAGGTGTTTCCACAGCACTAAACATGGTTTCAACATTTGCACTCATTTTGAGTCCTTTCATTTAGCTTTTACTTATAGTGTTAGGTTGTGCCTAACGAGATGCCTACAACGTGTTTGTGTATAGGTACGTATAACAGGGCGATACGTTGCAGACATCTCGCTAGACACTTGGTCTAGCGATTGCTATTCCCAAACTTGAGGAAGTATCTTACGATATTCTTCAGCTTGGATTTCCATAGCGGTTTTTTCTGGTGCTTCTAGTTTTTTTTGTATAGTCCATACTGTGTGTCCAAACAGTAAACTAAACAAAAGTAAACTTACACCAGCTATTTCAGTTAACATAATCCCTCACCCTGTCGAGATAATTCATCATCTTTGATAGCAACTTTGATTGCTTCTTGATGGTCTTTGATTATGTTTAGTGTTTTAACTATTTCAGAGTGAACTGCTGATAAAACTTGATGTAATACAAGACTGTAATTATCTGCATCATCGTGTTTTCTTAGCTTCTCACATATTGGTTGAAACACATTTTCTCTAACTGATTCCTCGATATCCTTTGCAACAATATCAGCATCGGGTACGTGGTCGTAGAGAATAGCTTTCATGTAACTCATTTTTCTCCTTTTATAGTTCTGGTTGCATAACAACCTATGGCTGTACCAGATTTTTTAGTACAAGGGTATCAAATTGAACAACCTGATACAGCCTTAGCTTATTACAGTATGTAACGCAAGTGCGACCTATCTCTTGGATATTGTTCTGCACTCTCGTTTAATGTCAATGCAATGCCTGATTGAACTAACTCCACATTGTTTTTTATTGTGTAGATAGATTCTGACAACTGTATGATTCTATCTCCACCAACTGTGTGAGATAAGACAACAGAATCGTTTTGTTCATACCCTACGTATTCTCTGCCCATTATCAAGTTGTCTTGTTCAGATATTGCTTTGTATAGTTTTAGTTTCATATTTCTCCTTTTTAGTTGGTATAAATACCATAAGGCGTTCAATAGTAAGGTGGTGCTTATGTTTTAGGTTTACCACACCCAAACTTGATTGGTAGCTAACCCAACCAGCGTGTCTTACTCTGAACGCCCTAGCTATTTATGGTCTGAAAATTAGTTGATAAAGTTTTTTACCAGCATTGTCCAATAATTTACCATCTTCAGTTAAGTCGATTCTTTTATTGAACTCTGCAACTCTGTTGGAGTTTACTCTTACTTCAATCATTATGATTTGCTCGTAGAGAACGCCTGTGCTTTGGAACACGTGTAGTGTTCTGTCAACTTTATCTCCATTTTTCAAAGTAGTTCTGTAATAGATTGCAACACTTCTGTCGGCAACTTTTTGTATCTTGCCATCTTCATCAGATTTGTTGTAGTCTATATCAAAGTACCAATCCATACCATTTGCTTTGACGTTATGTTCAAAGCTGTATGAATTATCTTTTGGATATCTGAAGTTGGTTGTATCTTTTTCTGTAAAAGTATAATCACTCCAGTGTTCCTTTACTGCTACTTTTAGTTGTTCAAGAATTTTCTTGAATTGTGCTTCTGTCATTTTTTTCTCCTTTTTTAGTGATACCCTATAAGTATCTATCTACCCACCGAGTTGATGGGTAGTTAGATAATTACTTTGTAAGTTTATCAAGTTTGATTGCAAGTTCTTCAGCCTGATTGCTTAGTCTGTTTAACTTTGACCTTAGGTCTTGAATTATTTCAATATCCTCTAGGTCATATTCTCCCTTGAAGCTATACATTTCATTAAGCTCATCTACGACAGCTTTCATATCTTGTGCTGTTGTTTTTTGGTCTGCTTTGATTTCTTGTATTGTCATTTTTTCTCCATTTCATTTTTAGTTGGAACTGATTGTTCCATAAGGCGGTCTGTTAAACCGCCCTAGCAAAAATCAGAACTAGGTTATTAATTGTTTTTGTAGTTTTTGTCTTAACTAAGTTTGTATGTAGTAGTCAGTTGTCTGCTCCCACCTAGAGTTGCGATTGCTTGGAGTGTCTGTTTTGATAACCAGTGTTAAATCGTACATACATACAGAAAAGTATTTTACAGTTTTTTGTTTTGTATCTTAGACGCATCTGGCTGATACGCTTACCACAAGGGTTGTGTGCCCACGCTGAGTGCCTTACAGCTTTAGAATCTTGGAGGGCTAGGCAGGTAGATGCCGATTCAAATCGCCTGTAAAATGTGTCTGTATATGTACCTCGTTTTTAGCTTATAAGATAAATTTTAAATCAATAATTATAAATTATCAATAATAATGTATGTAGGTTTTTGGGTTTGTAGGAAATAAATAAACACACTAACAAAAAACCCTACTAACATAAGGACTTATAGGAACAAGTTTTTGACTTTTTTGGCGAAAAAAAAACTTTGAAAAATAGTGAAAAATTTTGATTTTTTGGACTGAAAAATGAGCTTGAACTTTAGTTTTGTAAGGTAGGGATTATGAGTGGTAAACAAGCAGATATGAAACTGCGATACAAGTTTAAAGATGAAACAGTTTGGCAAAGATTGAATCAGGCTATCTCGGTTGGTGCATACATTGAAGATGCTTGTATTTTTGCTGGGATAAGTTCAAGACAATATCGTAGATGGCGTGAGTTGGCGGAGCAAGGTGTTGAGCCTTATGCAACACGTTGGGTTGAGATTAACAAGAGTGAAGCAAATGCAGTTGTTAGAAACCTTTTCAATATACAGAATGCATCTAACAATGGAACTTGGCAGGCAAGTGCTTGGTTACTCGAAAGAAAATATCCAGACAAGTATGGTCGTAAAGAAACTGTTAATATCATAGATAGTGATAAGTTTGATGTTGAACTGCATTGGAGCGATGGTAAAAAATTTATTGAGGGAGAAGTAGTGTCCGATATGTCCGACACTAAAAAAAATGAGTAACGATTTTGATTTTATTAATGATAAGTTCATTGACATAATCCAGTCTAACGATTGGGATTTTCCAGTTGTCATTGATGAGCCTATGCCAGAGCCAGATATTTTTGCACAAGGTTTTTTTATATTGCCCATACCCCAAGAAGTAGTTAGATTTTGGCAAGAACTGTTGGACACACAGGAAGATGATGGAAACTTCTTTAACCAGTGATGGTGGTGTAAAACCATTTAAGGTAAAACTACCGGAACTGCATACAGGTCAGATACCAGTTGCATCTAGTAATGCACGTTTTAAAGTTTTAGTAGCTGGTAGGCGTTGGGGTAAAACAAGACTTGGTGTGTGGCTATGTATAGCTAAAGCTATGCAGGGTAAAAAGACTTGGTGGATTGCACCTACATACGCAATGGCTTTGGAGGGTTGGAAAGAAATCCGATTACTTGGTATTGATTATGGTTGTGTAGTCAAAGAGTATGAAAAAACTTTATATACTCCAACAGGTGGGCAAGTTACTGTACGTTCCGCTGATAACCCAGATAGGCTTCGTGGTGCTGGTCTTGATTACATTGTTCTTGATGAGTGTGCATTTATCAAAGAAGATGTATGGCGTGAAGTGTTAAGACCTACTCTTACAGAGAGAAGAGGTGGTGCTTTATTTATCTCTACTCCAAAGGGGTATAATTGGTTTTCTAGGTTGTATGAAGAAGCAGAAAATTATTCTGATTGGGCTAGGTGGCAACTTCCTACCGAAACAAATCCATACGTACCCAAAGATGAACTTGATATTGCTAAACGTGAGATTGGTAGTTTTCTTTATAGTCAAGAATATGAAGCTAAGTTTGTTGAGAGTAAAGGTGGAATATTCCATAGTGAGTGGTTTAGATATTATGAAAACAGTTCAAAAATGATTTATGATGATGAGGGTTATGAAAAAAATATTAATACAGTTAAAACAAAAAATGGAGAGTTTGATATTGAAACTCTTAGAAGAGTTACGACAGTTGACCTTGCAACTTCTACAAAAGATTCGGCAGACTATACAGTTGCAACAACTGTTGGTATCAATGAAGAACAAGATATATTTGTACTTGACGTCCAAAGACAAAGATTAGAAGCACCACAAGTATTAAAACTTTTGCAAGATGTCTATGATAAGTGGAATCCTGAATCTATTTGTGTAGAACGTTCTGGGTATCAACTTGCCTTTATACAGATAGCTAGAACGCAGACTGCATTGCCGATTAGGGAACTTAGAGCAGATAAGGATAAACTAAGCAGAGCGTTGCCTTTATCTGCTAAGATGGAAGCAGGACAAGTCTATTTTGCAAAATATGCTGATTGGTATTTGGAATTGGAAAAAGAACTACTACAATTTCCAGCAGGGGAGCACGACGACCAAGTTGATGCTCTTGCATACGCTATTTTGCAATTAGCTAGGAAAAGAGAATTTAGAGCATATTAGAACACGAGGATTGGCTTTGGGTAGGTTGTTCCTTTGGGTGTGTTCAGCAATCTGCTCTTAGCCATAAGGAGAGTGAATGGTAGAACGTAGAACGCTTGGCGATATATTGTTTGGTCGAGCCAACAAGATTGATGAAACTAAAAGAATAAATTTTTTCAGAGATGGCGATTCCCTTTATAACAATGTCAACTTTATTCAAGGTTGGAATACACAGGCTGGTGAGTTTGATGTTAGTCGTATGGGTAATGGTGCATCTAACTCTGCTGTTGTTGCATGTCTGCAAACTCTTGGTATGAGTTTTAGTGAAGCTGTGCTTATGGTTAAAACTTTTGATAGTGATGGTCTTGAACAAACTTTACCTATGCACCCTTTTACTACACTTATGCGTAGACCTAATCCTTATATGTCTGGAGATGTGATACAGCAATATATTATTAATGCAATGCACATTTCTGGAGATGCTTATCTTGTGAAACAAAAAAACAATGCTAATCAACTTGTAGCACTCTATCCATTGATGCCTGAAAACGTTGAGCCTAAAGGTAATGATGATGAATTAATTACACATTACGAACTTGAAACAAACAATAAAACAGTAATGATTATGCCTACTGATATGGTACATATTCGTTTAGGACTAGACCAAACAAATCATAGACAGGGTTTTGCACCTTTACGTTCAGTTCTTAGAGAAATATATGGAGATGAATCTGCTGGACAAATGGCTACTGCACTCTTGGCTAACTCTGGTGTTCCTAATGTTGTTATATCTCCAAAACAAGATTTCGGTTTGACTGAACAAGAAGCAGAACAAGTACAAAAAACTTTTCAACAAAAAGTAGGCGGTAAGAACAGGGGTATGCCTTTGATTTTAAGTGGCTCAATGGACGTTAAAAAAATGGCGTTTAGCCCTACCGAACTTGACATTGGTACATTACGCAGAGTTCCGGAAGAACGTATATCTGCTGTCTTGGGTGTACCAGCAATCTTGGCTGGACTTGGTGCAGGTTTGGATAGGGCAACGTATTCTAATGCAAGTGAGCTACGTGAGTTCTTTACAGAAAACAAACTTATACCTTTATGGAAACAAGTAGGAGAAGAACTTACTCAACAAGTATTGCTTCGTGATTACGATGTTAAAGATGGTACTTATGCTGAATATGATTTTGCTGGAGTTCGTGCATTACAAACAGACCAAGATGCTTTGTTTAATAGAATGAACGTTGGTGTGCAAGGTGGTTGGATTACTATTGCAGAAGCCAGAGAAAAGGTTGGGTTACCAGCAGATGAATCGCAAGAAGTCTATATTCTTGATGCTAACAAAGTTCTTACACCAGCTAATGCTGTTGATGAATATGTTGCTACTGATACAGAGGTTGAGAGCATACAACAACCTATGGAACAAGAAACACCTAACGTTACAACTGAAGATGATGAAGAACAAAAGTTTTATGAGTATAAGATTGTCAAAGAGATTGATGGCGAGTTTTGTGTAATAGCTGAAGAATCTGGTAAGAATATGGGTTGTTACCCAACTAGAGCTTTGGCTGAAGCTAGGTTGAATCAGATTGAACGTTATGGTAGTGGCTCTAAGATTGCACTTGAGGAAGATAAATTTACAACACAACGTGAAGCTGAAATGAGAGCTGAAGAGATTGGTTGTGTTGGTTTCCATACAATGACTGATGATGGACAAACAATCTATATGCCTTGTGATACACATGCTGAATATGATGAGTTAGTCAATGGCGACACTGAGTGAACTTAGAGTTGGACAGACTGTAAGTTTTAATCTTAGAGGAGATGAATCTGGTTTAACACATGGTGTTGTTACAAGTATTAATCGTTCTGAAGAAACTGCAAATGTTAATGTCTGGGCAAGACTTGAAGATGGAGGGCACTCACGCACCGATAGAACTTTAGCTGTTGATGTATCTAGGCTAAGAGTTATTGCAGATTTTCGTGAAGATGAAAAGCAAGTATCTCAAAGGGTTAAACAAGCATTACAAAAAAAGGTTGATGAGCATAACGAAAAGCATGGGGATAATCCAGCAAAGAGAGCAACTCTTAGAATGCTTGAAGCAGTGTTTAGGCGTGGTGTTGGTGCATATCGTACTAATCCACAATCTGTAAGAGGTAACGTTACATCGGCTGACATGTGGGCGTATGCCAGAGTTAACGCGTTCCTTTATGCTTTAAGGAACTTACGATTTCGTGGTGGTAAGTTTGATTTAGATTTGTTACCAAGAGCACACCCTTTATCTAGCAAAAAAAATATTGATGATACTGAATATAAAGGTTTGTATGATGACTTAGATTTTTCTATTCCCAAAGGTGCTAAAGAAGAAGCTAGGCGTGGCTTGGAGTGGCGTAAAGAGTTTGGTAGAGGTGGTACAGAAGTAGGTATTGCATCTGCTAGGTATATTTCTAATACTGATGTGGCTAGTCCGCAAAAAGTTCGTAAGATTGCACAGTATTTTCCTAGACACGAAGTGGATAAACGTGCAGAGG